ATTTAAAAGTTGAACCTGTTATCTCAACTTCAAATCTTGATGATGTATTGTAAATCCATGAATTTGCAAAAATTTGTTTTTTTGTTCTATCCTCAACTGGATTAAGTATTTTTTCACCAACATTTCTGACTGTTATATTTTCACCTTGTGTCAATAAACGAATGTCTGAAGTTGGAACAAATTTAGATAATACACCAGTTAATCTTAATTCAACCTTTTTAGTTAAATCACCATTTTCATATCCATAATAAAATTCTTTTGATCTAATATCATCAGTTGAAGTTATTATACCTACAATATTCTGACATCCAAAAAATTGATTGACTGATTTATCACTATAGTAAATATTTGTACTAATTCCAGAAACTAACGTACCAGTTGCACCAAATCCAACAGTGGAATCAACTGTTATAACAGATGAACCTATAGAAACATTACCAATTACCTTTGTTTTAGGAGTTACATTAAATGTACCTTCAATTAAATCAATATCATTAAATCCAACAAATAAACCAATTTTATAATATACCTTTCCTTTCCTTGTTAATGGTTCAACTTCGGATATTGACGCTCTTGTTGCACTATCAGTTGATTTTATAATTGTTTGACCAACCAAATGAATTGGATTTCCAGAAAGTGCTTCAGCAAGAACCACTTCTCTTCTTATAAATTCTGCTGTTGATGGTTTTATTAAATATTGCTCTAAATCTAAAATTTTAGGAGTTTCATTATATAAAACATTGAACAATATTCTAAATGACTCTTCTGTGCCTTTTGATTGATATAATGACTTTGAATTTTTAATAAAATTACTTACATCTAAATTATTAACAAAATTAACGTTCTCTAAACCAGGTGTGAGTAATTTTTTTGTCTTTTTGTAAAATTCTTTAAGAAATAATGCACTTAAATTAACAACAGTAGCATCATTTTCATGATTAATTGCTAATGAGTCCGAAAATACTAATTCTGAAGGATTATTTTCTGCATGATAAGTTGTTATACCACTAAAACCACGAATACAACCAGTAAAACTATTAGTAGTAATACCAGTATATGTTACAACTTCATCTTCAATCTTAAAAAGACCAAATTCTTTTGGAAAACCCTTTGTACTACTAACATTTACAGTTGTTGAAGTAGTTGTAATACCACTTGTTAACTTTGTTTCCCCTACAATAACTTCGGGAGTTAAATTATCTAATTTTATGTACTGATCAAGATTATCAGTAAGGTCAATCGGACCTCCTTGATATTCCTGAGAAATATAGTATTGCTTTAAAAAATCGACTGCCTTTGGGCTTTCAGATATTAAAAACTCAGGTACTTGATTTTCAATTATCTGTTGGACTTTGACTCTTTTATCAATTCCAGTGGTTATCATATTATCCTCTTACCAGTGCTCCATTTGCATAACTTGATGTAGTCTTATACCCGACACCAGATATCTGTTCACCAGAAGTAATTGTGTCTTTAATCATATTTATATTGCTATCTCCAACTGCAAAACTCAAATATAAATCTTTTAATCCAATTACATCATTTGACTCAGGAAATGCTTGTATTTCAACAATATTATTATCTCTTTGTGTAGAAGTAATGTTCACTGTTGATATGATAACCTCACCTTTCATATAATCAACAATTCCAGCAGAAGCAACAACTAAAGAACCAGAAAATTCAGTATCACCTTTTACGATTGCTAATACACCCTTTCCACTTCCATCTAAAGTGCCATCAGCAAGTTTATTTGGTATATCTGTAAAATATACAGTATCAACTTGTCCTTGAATAGTGAATCCAGTGCTTTTTATATTCCTACCTGATGGATTAATGTGGAATTGATTACCATAACATAATTCATATTGAGCAAATTGATTTGTTAGTGCTTTAAGATTTCTTCTAATTCGGATTCTTGTTATATTTGATGTAATCGCATCATCAATATTATCAATTACATTTACTAATCTACTATACTTAAATCTTCCACCAAATTTATTAATATCAGTAGATGAACCATATGTAAGAAGTCCATTTATAATATTTGTATTTAATTCAGATACAGTTGTCACCTTTGACTGGTCATAGTAAACATATGAATCTAATTCAACATAAAGTAATTTAAGATCAAGTATTTTCTGGTTGATTCCTGCAAGAGTATATCCTTTTAAATTGGATAATATTCCTTGTTTATCAAAATCAGACACAAATTCACCATTTTTTGGTTTAATTGTAATGAATACCGTTCCAAACTCTGGTGGATCTAATTCTTCACCACCAACAACAGAAACTGATTCTGTGTTTGGATATATTTGTTGTATTACAGACTCATAATCTCTTGCTGTGACTGCTCTATACTGTGATGAATAAAGTCTAGGTGCAAAATACTTAATTGAGTCGATTGACTCTATATTACCTCCATTAGCTGCCGCTGAAACTGTTGTAATCGTTGGTGTAGTTGATGGTAAAAATATTTGATTTGATGAAGATACCACACTACCAGCAAAACTAAACAGAGCAGGACCGTTTCCTTCAGTACCATCAGTAACTATGTAAGAAACAGTGATTACTGCATCATTTTCTAACTTTTTACCAAAGACACCATCACCAAAAAGTAATTCATATCTTTCATCAGTAATCTCTTGTATTAAATAAGTCTCTGATATATCAGTAATGTTTAATATATTGTCTACTTTACGATATTCTCTTCCTAAACCAGTATCAGCAGCACCTTTTACAAATACTTTTATAGTTGAAGTGTCAATAAATGAATTCTCAAGTAAAAATCTTTGATCAAGTGATCCATCTACTGTAAAAGTCTTAGTTAGATATGATCCCTGATATACAACTATGTTATTAAATGATCCAGTGCTACCTATTACATTACCATTTGCATCAAAACTTTGAGTTGTAGTAGTTGTAATACTTTCTGGTATTGAAAATACATATGAAGTGTCATTTGCTGAACCTACACACACTAAACCAGCCTGAAGAGTGATTGTTGGAGTGTTTCCAGAGGTTGTAAAGTCAAAAGATACAGTTGCTTGAGCAGAACTTCTTGATCTGGGTACATATCCAATGTTTCTTGCAAGAGAAACTACGTTTTCACGAACAGTTGCAGAGTCTAAAAACGACTCATTCACAACCATGTTCGAGTTAAATGCAGTAATATACGTATTATATGCTAATGTGTCAATTAAAACTGAAAAATTAGATCCTTCAAAGTCAAAATCCGTAAAATCGGAGTTTGCACGGATATAATCCTTAATTGAAGTCTTAATTTGGTCGAAATCGAGGTTCGTAAACTTAGTAAAAGGCATTTATCTTGTTGCTTCGAGTATGAATGTGAATTCTTGTATAGGAACTTCTTGTCCAACTATGTTAAAGAAGATTTTGACCTCAAATTCGTTCGTATCAGGTCGTGGTTCTACTTCAACATCTACATTTTCTATTCTAGGTTCAAAATTTTCAAGTGTAATTTGTATTTGATTTTGAATTACTGATGCAGTACCAAAATCTACAAATTCAAATAGGCTATCACGTACTTCAGATCCCAAAACTGAGTTAAAAAACCTCTCAGTTGGAATAGTTTGTATTAAATTTCTTACAGACTTCTTAATTGCATTCTCATTTTTGAGAATTGGGAGGTCTTTTGTGATTGGATGAGGGGTAAAAGACAAACTTATGTCCTTAAATGCCCTTGAAACCCGCTTTATTGCCATATTAACAAGAGTTTTCCTGTTTTATTTATGACACTTTTTTGTAAATGTTATTATTTATCCCAATTCTGGTTCAAAAGGTGCTCTTTTCTTCTCAATTGCTGTATTTCCTGCACCTACATTCATATCAATTACCTCTTCTTCATATAAATTAAGGTCAACTGACCTTTCTTTTGCTGTTTTCCAGAAATAATTCTCTTCTGAACCCAATCCATCACGATCATGACCGTTTTCAACCTGATAATACACTGTTGAAACCTTAAAATCGGGCACATTTGGTGTTTCTGGAGTAATACTGTTGTCGTAAATCCTCATTCTGTTGTTTGGATAGAGACAAAATTGCCCATTATCGAGTTCAAGTAGGTTATGAGACTTATGTTCAGCAGGTTGTTCGCTAGTTGAGTAGTCAACAGCATCTACATCGGAGTGATAATTGTCTAAAGTGCAAATATAAGTGCCTGTTTGGTTGCCAAAGTCTCTTGTATACACTTCATAGTGCATTGAACCGATAAATTGCTTCTGAACTGCAATCACTCCATAGTCCATACAGTTCCAAAACTGTAAATTATGCAGCGTCATATCAGGATCGGGTATCTCAGGTGACGAGAGAAAAGCGGATATGGGCAATTTATCAAACATCGCAGCATATTCGGGCAAATAAGTCTCAAAGTAAAAGGCACGACCAGGTATACTCTTCGCAGATACCCATACACCCTTTACAAATTCACCATGTCCACTCTTATGGTCGGTTAAGTACTCTTTTCTCACCCATACTTCATAAGAAGGAAGATTCGTAATTAACGTAGACATTTAACGACCCTGCCCCCTGTATCTTTTACGAGCCGAGTTACGGGAGGTTGCGGAGTATTTCGAGTGTTTTCCCCGCCCTTGACGAGTTTTTTTGGGTCTCGTCTCAGTTACATAAGTACTGCCCATCATTCCTGATCTTTTAGCCATTGTTTAGTGGTTCCTCAATATAAGGTTCATAAGTAATATCTTTTGATGTGAGTGTCTTATTATAATAGCACTCAACTGCAAGGTCTTCCATAATGTCAAAGAGTTCTGACTCAGAGACATTCCAGAAGATAACTTTGCCTTTGCGGAGAACGTTGTAACGGTCTCCTACTTTCTTTTCTTTTTGCGGTTTTCCCATTGATTGAATACAAAGAGTCCGATTGCGATCCATAATATAATTGTAAATCCGTAATTTCCCATAGTTATGAATGAGGATCGTAATACCGCAATAACAAATAGATTATTGCCATTATCAGCAGTATTGAGATAATCGCAATCATATCACCCTCGTCTTCTCGTGTCCGACACGAACTCTTGGGTCACACCAGATTTCAAATCCTGCTTCTTTTGCATCGAGGCAGAATGATACATCTTCACCACACATGTCTTGAACTTCACCAGATTCAAATATCTGCATCTTTGGAGCAAACCAAGGATAAGGCATACCTTCGTGTTCAAAAACACCTTTCTTTATCAATAACCAACCGAAACCAGTATAGTCAACTGTAAATGGTTTCTTTCTCTTACTTATACTTTCAATCGTTTCATGATTCATCACACCACCGTTTGTGCGGAAATCATCTTCTTCTAACCAGTGTGCAACTGATGTTGTCTTTCCATCTTCTGTACAATACCAACCTGCTGCAATATCTTTATCCATTAGAAGAACCTGATAGAACTTCTCAACATTGAATACAATATCACTATCAATCCATAATTGATAATCATAATTGAGTTTACCATCCCAAGGTAGTTGGTTAGGTCCTCGAAGAACGTTTGCACCTAAACACTTACATCGGGCAAAATTTACCATTGATGAATAATCTTGTGATATCTGAATGCTTGCTCCTGATTGTACCAAATCAAAACATAATGACACAAAGGATTTTAGAAAGGTGTATGATACACCACGACCAGGTAGACAGAATACAACTGTCTTACCCTTTATCATTTCTCTTGCCTTTGCATAATCATATTGTGGTGTAACTGGTGCCTTCTTCTTAACAGGAGACTTTGCTTTTACTGTAAATCCTTTCGCCATAATATGTTGTAATTACACTCTTATTTTAACGCAAATTATCTATGTTGTCAATAAGAGGATTCTTCAAAAACTGATGTAGGGTTTTCACTCACTTCTGTATATGTTAACTCTTCTTTCCAATATGATGTGTATAGTTTATTCCATATAATATTAAATTCATCTTCATTTACGTTTTTGAACAAACACTTGTCTTCCAAGTAGATGTGATAGAATTTCATTCTTCCTCTTCGAGTATGTGGATACCATCGATATCAATAAACCATTCAAGATTCATTCCCTCATACCAACCGTATTCGTTCATCATCCACTCAGGTATCGTTAACTTATACTCTCCTGTGATTGGGTCAATTGTGATTGGTTGGATTTGAGATTCTGAATCGTGCTTCATTCATATCGTTCACTTCTTCCAGTATATAGTACATAGGTATTTTTTGCAAATCCTGTGTTAAGATTTTTACATACGAAAA